TTGAGCGTGGTAACGTCGGTGTTGGACGTGGTGTAGGTCGCCTGCTCGACGTCGTCCACGTAAATCTTGTAGTCCGTGCCGTAGCTGCCCTGCTGGACGTACACGAGACCCTGTGAGCCAGGACTCTCGACCGTGGTGTTAAGCATGGCGACTTCCACGTCGCGATTGATGATGAACGTGTGGTCCTGCACGGTGATCGCGCGGAACGACTGCGAAGGCGTAGGCGTCGTCAGGTAGGGAGCAGCGGCGTTGGTGACCGCCACGCCCTTCTCTTCGCCGGCCAGGTCGAAGACCAGGAGGGCGCCGTCCACGAGGAGCACCTTGTAGCGCTCCTCCGCGTCTCGGTTGATCGTGTGAACGTAGACGTCGCCGATGAGCCCGCTGTCGACCAGCTTGGCGATGTGATGCGTCGGCGCCCGCTTCTTCTCCCCCTCGACGATCGAGTGGTAGGCGTTCTCCGAGACTTCGCACTGCGACGCCAGACGAAGCGCGGCGGGCTGCTGTGAGACCCCGTTGACGAGGTTGGGGATCGTATCGCTGACGAGCGCCATTATGGCCAGGGCCTGGGGACGCGGGCGATGATCAGCGCCACGTCCGAGTTGTTGAAGATACTGTAGTCCCCGGTGTTGGCCTCGTAGCGCTCGATCGCCTCGCGAGCGTCCGCTTCATCCGCGTCGGTGAACTTGTGAATGACCTCGGAGCCCATGGCGCGGTCTGCGAACTTCCGAGCGGCCAGGATGGCGATGTACTGCCGGAAGACCTCGGGGATCTCGTTGAAGGGCAGGAGGAAGACGACCTCTGCTTCCAGGTTGCTCTCGAAGGTGTAGCGGTGGTTCTTCTTGTCGTAGAGGCGCTGCCCGCGCAGGACGACGTCGATGTCGGCGTTGTTGTCGACATCCACGCTGATCATGTCGGGACCGACGGTGATCGTGTTGTCCTCTGCGCGCGAGAGGGGGAAGTCCTTCTCAGTGTTGAAATGCCAACCCTCGGCGAGTACAGCCTTGAGGAGCTCGGCAAGGGTCTGCCGCGCGAACGCCACGTCGGCGTTGTTCGCGCCACTGAGGGAGTTGACGGGCGCCTCGCTGATGGTCGAAAGCATCATGTTGATGGCTTCGAGCTCGGTGGTGAGGGTCGGTACGCTCGGCACAGTTGCTCCAATCGCGGAAAAAAAGGGCCACCAGGGAGAACCCCCGGTGACCCTTTTCTTGGTGTTGTGGTGGCGCCCCAGGTTACGGAGCGGCGTCCTTGATCAGCCCGTGCGTCTTGAGGGCGGACAGGACGGCGTTGTGCTCGGTGAGCAGCACGTTGAACTTGCCGACGAGAACGTTGTACTCCGTGGTCTCGACGACCGTGTTGCCAGCGGAAGCGTTGACGGCGATGCCGGTCGCGTTCGAGGCGTTGGTGGCCGCACCGTCGAAGTTGGTGTTGTGGGAGACCTGCTCCTGCACCACCAGCACGCCGTTGACCATCACGCCGCCGACAGCGGTATCGCCCGAGGCGAGAACCTGCTCGACTGCCATGTGAGGGGTGTGTCCTTTCTCTAGAGGTAGGATGGCTCCCCCGACCGTGCGTGGCCCCTTGAGGGTCACCAGATGCGGGCTATCGCGCCTATCTTTCCGTAGGCAGGGGAGCCAGGAGGATTAGTCCTCGGTGATCTCGACGGCGCACTCGGGGCGCAGGATTCCGTGGCCCATGGCGTACTTCGAGACGACCAGCGTGGCCTGGTGGCGGACGCTGTACTCCGACTCGGTCGCCAGGTCCATCAGCTTCACGGTGCCGATCGCGCGGGGGTTCCACACGATGGCCACGGTCTTGTCGAAGGTGCCGTGGTACGTGTTCTCCTCACCGAACGAGGGCGCGGACGTGTTCGCGCTCGGGACGTGGATCGTCTCGACCAGGTTCACGCCGAGGATCTGCGGCAGCGTGCCCGTGGCGAACGAACCGGCACCGTTCCAGTCCCGGTTGAGCGCCGTGCGGTCCTGCACGAGCAGCATGTGCTGTTCGGGGCGCAGGGCGCAGTAGTACGGGGGCGGGACCTTCTTCTCCTTGAGGATGACCTTGGCAGCGCCGATGGCAGCGATGAGCTCCGACGCGCTGTTCGTGTTGGCGATGGTGTTGAGCACCGCGCCATCCGGGCCACCGTCGAGGACGGACGAGCCGCGAGCCGCGAGGCAGAGCAGCCGACCGAGGTTCTCGTCGGTGAAGTGCGCCAGCGCCTCGCCGAGCTCGCGCGTGTAGATGCTGCGATACTCGAACTGCGCCATGGCCTCGTCGATGTTCGCGATCGAGACGTCCGCGACGGCGAGGTGGTCGATGTTGATCGTGCGCTCGGCGCCCTTGATCTTCTGACCGACGATCTCGGTGCCGGGCTGGTGGTAGTGGACGCTCGCGGTGCCGGTGACGGGGAACTGTGAGCTCTTGCCGCTCTTCAGGGTGCGGACCATGTGCAGCGGCATGAAGACGTTGGTCTCGTGGAAGGCCGTCAGCACTTCGCCCGAGAACATCTTGAGGAACAGGGCACGGGCATCGCCCGTTGCGTTGACCTGACCTGGACGGGAAACGTTCAGATCCGACATAGGGACTCCAGTGGGATGTGGTCGGCCGGAAGAATCCGGCTCGGGATGAACCACGCCCGAGAGCCACAATCGACACGCGAGGGTTGTCCGGTCGGTGTCGTCCGCAGACGATCCTTAGGGGCCAACGAGAGGCGTGTGGATTCGGGGTAGCAGCCGCGCGTGAGCGCAGCACTGCGTGTTCACTGGAGGGAAGGCGGGGAGAACGTCAGCGAGTGAGGGAGCCGATGCAGGCGCCTGCGACGGCTAGGATGAGAATCGCGAGCGACACGTAAGGCACCAGGGCGATCAGGATGCTGTCGCCCGGTGAAGGCCCTCGACGTCTACGAAGGCGTCGGGGCGGTTGATGGAAATGAGGACCCATCCGGTTCACCTCCGATCTCAAGGTTGGGAGGGACAGCGCCCCCGGTAGATCCGCCTGACGTCTGGCACTGACTGTCCACGAGTATTCCCGTGGCAGAGGGGTCCAGCGCGGTTTGCAGTGACTACCGGGGACGCTGCAGGGCGCTCTGCGCGTACTCGCGGGGAGAAGGCGAGATTGCGACGTGGCGCCGGGGGGATGCCTTACATCACGTTCGAGATGGCGAGGCGCCGCTCCACCATGCGGTGATAGGCAGCGTCGCCACGCTTGTACCTCGGGTCGGCCATGGCCGCGACAACTTCCATCGACGACTCGAACGGCTGCACGGCGTCACCGCCAGACCGCGAATCACCCGTCACGAGCTTCGGCTCGACGCCACCATGAGCCTCGTACTGTGCGTAGAGGCCCTTGGTGGCCGACCGGAGCGCCTTCCAGTCCCCGCTTTCGGCGGCGCGGTTGTACGCGGCGACGTCAGCCTTGTTCTGGATGGCCCAGGTGATCATGGTGTCGAACGTCTCTTTCGAGCCGCCCGCTTCCTTGTAGAGGTCGCCGAGCTCGCGATCGAGGAGCGCCTGCTGGCCGGTGATCCAGCCATCGACGAGGCCCTTCGGAAAGCCGGCGTTGTTGAGCTTCTGGTACGACTCATCCGACAGGCCACCGCTCTTGTTGAACTCGGCCTGGAAGTCGTCGAACTTGAGGCCCGCCTTGCCAAGCAGATCCTTGACGGCGCCCGGCTCGGGCTGCGTGGCGTCGGGCTGCTTGTCGTCCTGGGGCGTGTCCTCCTGCTTGGGAGGCTCCTGCCCGGACTTGCTCTGCGTGGACTCGAGCTCCGAGTAGACGGCAGCGAGGTCTTCGTCGGCCGTCATCTTCTCGTACATCTTCACTTCGGCACCACCACGCCCGAGCTTCTTCGCGAGCTCGATCGTAGCCGTCTTCAGGTCGAGCGGCTCCTTGAACTTGTCGGGGAGCCAGGTCGGGCGATTGGGATCGCGTGGCTCCGGGGGCTCGACCTCGACACGCATGACGTGCTTGTCGTCGTCACCCGTGGCGAGCGTGGTCACGGTCATGTTGTTGCCGAAGTTGGGCGGCAGGGGCTCGGAACGAGCGCCTGTCGGCTGCACTACCGATCGATCCATAGGTCTCCTACGCGGAGGGAGGCGCTGCTTGTGCCGGCGTTGCGCCTTGCTGCTGGCGCGCGGCGATGACGTTGTCGCTGATGGCCTTGATCGCATCCGGGCCGAGGCTCTGTAGCATCTGCTGCTGCATCGCCACTCGCTCCTGGGCCAGAACTTCATCCTGGGTCGGAACGAGGCCCTTGGGGTCGATGCCGATGGCCGTCGCACGGCGAGTGAGGTACTCGCTGACGTTCGTGTACTTGGCGGTCACCTCGGGACCTAGCACCTGCTGTGCGCCGCCGAGGAACATATCGAGCTTGTTCAGGTCGTGACCGCGCCCGAGGGCTTCGAGTCCACCGACCGGCGTCAGCTTGATGACTTCCTTGGGGAGCGCAGGGATCTTCCGGCTCTTCTCCATCTGGTACTCCAGCCGCCGCACAAGCGGAAGCTGGAAGACGTTCGCCTGGACAGAGTAGACGCCGCCGAGGGCTGATTCGAGCTCCTGCGCCAAGAGACGGATCTCCTCCGCCGTCACGCGCTCGGCATCACGCTGGACGCCGGACATGAGGAGGAAGGCGCGGGAGAGCTCGGTGATCAGCGTGTCCGCTTCGGCCTTGGCGACCTGGAGGTCGTTGGCCTTGTCGACGTGGAGGAACGTGACGTCGGTCTCCTTGCCGGAGATGAAGTCACCATTCCGTGCATCGTTGAGATCCTTCTTCCGCGTGACGCCACCTGGATTCACCAAGCCGACGATCTTCGCGGCAGCGGCACTACCTTCGACAATGGCCTTGCGGAGCCCTTCGAGCGACTGGAAGCCGCCGAGGTACTCCTCGACGTAGCCGCGCCCGTAGTCCTCACCGTCGATGGCGATCCACCGGAGGGGGAACCACGGCGACAGGTCGAGTGGGTAGCCTCCCCTGGAGCCAGGGACTTCGAGTCCGTGGACTTCCTGGTAGACGGTCCACTTCTTCGGCGTCCGCTGGACGTGCGTGTAGAGCGAGCACGTCTTGTAGTCGTTCTTCGGTGCGCCCTCGGTCTCGTAGGTCTCGCGGATCTTCTTGTAGACGGCGGAACCGAACATGGCTTCGAGGACGACGGGGTCGATGTCTTCCTTCGTGATGTGCTCCAGCACGTTGCCGGCTGGATCACGCTTCACGACGTAGCGGTCGAGGCGGAAGACGCGTAGACCCCCATCGGGCAGCAAGTACAGCATGGTGTTGCCGGTGGCGATCTCATGCTTGATCGCCTCGAACAAGAACGGACGGAGTGCTTGCGTCTCCATCTCGACCATGATCGCTCGCTCGCGTTGGGCGAGCTTCGCCTCGACGTCCGCCTGGACCTTCTCCTGTTGCTTCAAGGCTTCGGCGGTGTACTCGTCCACCCGGTAGCGGACGCACGGCGTGTTCGGCGGGAAGAGCGTCATGAGGATCTTCGAGGCGAGATTGTTGATGCCGCGAGCGCCCATGCTCTGATAGGGCGTGTAGAGCTCGGACGTTCCCGTCCAGCCTTCCGGGGGCAGCAGCGCGGGAATCGTGAGGACCGCGCACTGACGAGCCCGCTTCAGGAAGGGCTCACGGAACTGCGCCAGCTGCACGTAACGCTGCGCGGCCGGGCCTGCGTTCTCAGAAACCGTGACTTCGGGCATGGGCTACTGCGGGAGGTTCAACCCGCTCTGTCGACCACCCGTGCCGAGCGCCAGGTTGATCCGTAGGGCCTGAGTACCCTGACGGCCAGCGCGACTGCGGTTGCGCGTGTTACGCGCGTCCGTGGCGTCCTGACTCGGAGCGATGGGGGCAGG